GACTTATAGAAGTCATAACCTCTACGGAATCCAGTGAACCCAAGGTTCAACGCCATCTTCTCATCGTTGTCAAATAGACCATAAGAAGTGCCTCCAGAACCATAGCTGTTCTGAGCTGCCAACATATCATCGATATCAAAGCTGAATGCTCTGTTTACGAATAGTACGTTCTCTTCGATAGATCCCTGCTTATCAAGACGAGAGATGATGCTATCAAAGTCAGCAAGAGTAGTTGGGTTACCACCACCCCATACGTTACCTCTGTTGTTCACAACGTAGAAGATACCTTCAGAACCTTTGTTACCAACTTGAGAGTTAGAAGTTTGAGTTGCTACACCTGAACCACCCTCAGCAGGAACTGCTTCAATCATTGCGGTCTCAAGGTAATCCTCAAAACGTAGACGAGTCTCATGCTCAGACTTCAAGTACCATAGGTATCCAGTAGCACCGTTCTCAGTAGTTACTTCTACCCATCCAATCTGAGCCATGTCAGAACCAGATACAGCGTACTTGTCCTTGATGATAATTGGAGAGTTGTCGAAGATTTCGTCTTCAGCTTCCAAAGAACCAATCATTCCGTTAGTTCCTTTCTTGAACTCAGAACCATAAATCCATACAGAAAGAGCTCCAGTACCTGGGAAGGTTTGTCCTCCAGCCTCGTAGTAAGCTACGTCAAATGTACCAGCAGTAGTGTTTACCGAAGTAACGATACCCTTGTTAGAAAGTCCAGAAGAGTTCTCAGAAACGAATACAGTTTGACCAACACGGATTGCAATGCCACTTACGTTAGCATCACTTACAGTGATAGTAGCGGTATCAGCAGCAGCAGCTGCATTAGAATCACAATCTACATACTTGGTATGCAAACGACCTTGCTCAGCCCACTTGATCATATCAGAGTTGGACGGCATCTCAGCACCTACCATTCGAAGGAATGAAGCTACTGTTCTGTTACCATAACGCTCGAATTCTTTCTCGTAAGTATCAGGAAGATACTGATTCAAGAAGTCAAAGTTGGTAATGTAATTAGTTGATAAAGGGACCTGCTCAGCACTTGGCTGCAACTGAAATCCCGGGGTAGATAATACTGCCATTGTTTTGTTTTGTTTTTAGTTGTTACATTTTTTTAATACTGCGGATTTTTAGACCCCTTCCAGAATCTGGCGCAACCGCCTTCACCTGCATTCCCCCCTTAGTTGAAACCTCTGGTGCTCTACGCTCAGACATGTTTATATTTTTGGTCTTACGTAAAACATCATCAGTAGCATCAGCCTGCCCTTGCTCATAAAAGAACTTGGCAAACTTCTCAGGATTCATAGCAATAGACAAAGACCTGTGGTATTCATCAGCATCCTTAATCAAACCACTCTCATCCAAGAACTTATTAACAAAGTTCATTGGACTAGACTGAATTGACTTTAGTTCAGTAGCCGATGCCGGAGCAAACACAATCTTCTTTTCGTTGACATCGAACTCAAATCCTTTGAAATCTTTACTAAAGACCTCATCTGTTTTTTGGTCGAACCATCTACGCTTCCGATCACTTTCCTCCTGTACAGTCTTTGACTGTTTTGTATATTGACGGTAAGCCTCAAACTCTTCCTTCTCTTCTGGAGATAAGCCCATACCACTTGACTCAAGTGGAAACTTATATTTCTCTTTCTGAGAGTTGAAGTAGTTCTTCGCCTCGGCAATAGCTTTCTTTCTTGCAATCTTTGTACGCTTGATACTTGACTCCTCATCCAAGTCCTCATCAAAGGTATACTCCTCCATTAAGACATCGATATCCTCAGCGTCAAGATTTTGCTGCGTATCTGCAAGGTACTCTCTAAGCAGGGTGTCTGGGTCCATAGCATCATAGTCTTTCCTAAGCTTTAGGAAGTCATCGAAGCCACGCCCAGTCTCCTTCTTATAATTTAAATAAGCAGCAACATCTTCAGGCAACTCTTCATTGCTCTGTTTTTGTTCCATCAACTCATCAAATGAGTTTATCTGCTTATTGTATCTCTTACCAATATATGAAAGAACTTTCTCTTCGGATAATTCCTCCTCTTCAGTCTGAATATCCTGAGCTGCATTGTCAATACTAGAAGTATCCAGTACAGCTCCACTTTCAACTTCACCATTAATCTCCCTTTCATGCTTTTCTAGAAGCTCTTGTTCTACTTCTTGTACACTCTTGGGTTCTACTGCGTCTAATGATCTTACTTTGATTTCCATTTAATTATATTTTATGTTTACAAATTTATAGATTTTTTTTTATCGTGGCTCAAACTCTGCCAAATCAAATCCATCTAGTGTGTCTTCGTTAGATTCGAAGCTAAGTGGAGGTAAGTTATTCTTTCTTTGGTTTATGAGTTTAGACTGCTCAGTGTTCTGTTGGCTAATACGCTTTGCCTTAGAGTCCTCCTTCATCTTCTCACGATCAGCAAGAGATGTTTCCTTTACACCAGCGATTTGCATCTGATAGCTAAACTCCTCCGCCATCAACATTCTCTTAAGATCAGCCTCAGCCTTTAATTTCTCAATATCAAACGCTACCTCTGCCTGCTTAAACTGCATCTTAGCCTGAGCCTCAAGCTGAATCTGTTGCATAGCTGTCTGTGCTGCAAGTTCCTGAGACTGCATCTGTTGCATAGCAACCATCTCCTGCTTCTGCATAGCCATCTTCTCTTCACGCTCCTGCTTCTTAACTCTCTTAAGTTTTAATAGCTGGTTAGCAAGCTTTAGGTTCTTAATCTCTCTGATATCAATAGCATCCTCAAGGTTAATATCACCCTTAGCCAATGCCACCTGAATGTTTTGTTCAAGCTGTGCCTTCTGCTCCTCGTCTGGAGAAATCTCAATAAAGATACCAAAGTCGTAGATGTACAAATCTTTGATGTCATTCAATATGGACACGTTGTACTTTCCAATCTTGTTCGCAAAGTCATCCTTAAAGTCAGCGTACTGCAATATGTCAGCCACACGATACGTAAGTGCTTCAGAAATAGATCTATAGATAAATAATCCACTCTCAAGGATATGTCTAGTAGCCGTGTTTGAATTAAGTGCAGCAAGCTTCTGTACTCCTACCAATGCATTTGGGTCAGGCATAGAACCATCTCTAGCTTCATTCAATCCAGTCACAGACCGTATCATATCAAGGTAGTGATTGTAATTACCTATAAGCATCTGGGTCTTAGATGCACCTGAGCTGGATGTCAACTGCTGAATAGGAACCCTGGCATTATTAAACTCACCATCCTGAGTGTAGCTACGTCCAATAACACTACCTGTCTGGAAGTATAGTCTCAACGCATCCTCAGGGTTGTATGCGGCACCTGTGCCCAAGTCAACCTCGTTCAATCCATCAGCATCAATGAAGACACCATCAGGGACTGTACGAGAAATAACCTGCTGTAACTTTAAATGAGTCAACTGAATCAAGTCAGCAAATGGTATCATCCTTCTAACCAACGACTCAATAGCCCCCTTGTACATACGTGGTGCTACTGCAACATAGTTAGGTAATGCATGTTGAGATGCTGACTTTGGTCTTACCATATTCTCTGCAAGCTCCCACTTCAACAAGAAGTTGGTACCCATCACCATCACACCATTATACCAAACATCAATAGTCTTCTCTATCTTTTCAAACTTACCATCCTCCATCATCTCTAAAGGAGGATTAAACTGATCGTCTTTTTCAATTACTCTGGTATTACCGCTCTCAAGTATTTTCTTCTTATAGACCATCTTCTTAGTGGTCTTATAGTTGAAGTAAAGAAGTGTGCAAGTATCTCTATAAAATAAACTATTCTCATAAAATCTAGCTACGTTATAGTAGTCATACCAGCTTTGAGAATACTTAGATATTTCATCCATCTGCTCACGAGTAAGCGTAGGATCAATCTTTAATAACTCAGTCATAGGAAGAGTTTTAATCTCTCCCCAATAGAAGCAGTCCTTAAAGAATGGGTCTTCAGTGTAGCTATATACTACATTTGCAGGATCTACATAAGATACCTCTACTCCTGCACCGGGTAAAAACTCATGCTTCGCAATACCAATACCTAACACTGTTAAGTCATAGTCAATACGCTTACGTGTATCCTGATAATGGTTCTCATCAAGGATAGTATTAATAGCCTCCTCTTCAGCAATCTCAATTGCAGGCTTATATTTAAGCTGCATATATAGAGATAGCTCCTCATCAGTCTGGGGCAGCTCCTCTGGATTAGTAACAAATGGATCAACGCCAGTCTCGCCCTGTATCTTTAAAAGCAAATCCTTAGCAAGCATCTGACTCTCAATCATGTCCTGATACTTACTTCTCTGAGCCTGAGACATTGCATCCTGTGCAAAAGCCTTTACCTTAAAAAGTCTATCACTCATTCCGTTGACAACGATATCAACGAACTTAGGTAGAATAGGAACTGGAGTCCAGTCAAGATTTAGATAAGATAAGTCACCATCAATGGCTAACTCATTCTTATATTTCTGAACGGATTGCTCACCTCTTGCGTACAAACGCAGTCGGTTAAACTCTGACCATTGATTATAATATCTGCATTGACTACCATCTTTTCGGAACCACTCATACTGTATCGCTTGGCCTACCTGAAGACCAAACTCAGGGGTAGCTTTCTCCGAATCAGATACAAACTGGCTTGGAAATGCGGTTGAAGATATATTGACTACGACATCTTTCATCTAATAATTTTACTTTGATTTCCAGTGTTAGCGTACTTTGCGAAATTAACACTAATTTTCGACTCTTTTTTCTCCGGTAAATATACGTGTTTTTGATTTGCCATTATAGCTAAGCCTGAACTGATTGATGCATCGTGCTTTGTTCTATCATTAATGTCAAACTTTGCCCAGTCCTCAAGCGTCCTAATGAACGGCATAGTGCCTATCTCATCTGATGACCTGTAACTATTCGCTAAATCAAAGCCAACAAACTTCTCAATGTAACTCTCAATAGCC